CCTCCTTCGTTGAGAAGTCTGGAATGTCCGACATCAGTTCCGCAGCAGTTCACAACCAATACAGTCTCACCCGTGACTCCTCTGGTGCTACTTCCCGTGAATGGTACGACGCCAACGTCGATGCTGGTGCAAACGGTGCTTCCAACGAACGCCCTCTCACCCTCAACATCTTGGATGGAATGTTCCGAGCAGTTTGGGAACGGGGAGGTCAGCCAAAGGTTATCCTCACTGGATACGACACTGTTGAGAAGATCCAACAACTCCTTCAACCACAACAACGGTTCACTGAGATGAAGCGCGTCACGCCTTCCGTCAACGGTGTTCAAGGTGTTCCTGGTATGGATGCTGGATTCGTCGTTGCAACATACAACGGCGTCCCGATCATTCCTTCCAAGGATGTTCAAGATGATGGTCTTTCTCGACTATACTTCATCGACACTGACTACACCTACTTCTGCACGGCTAAACCAACTCTTTACCACGAATCTGGTATCGAAACTGGCGATCCATTCGGTATCAACCGTCTTGGACAAGTCGGCCTATTCCACACAATGGGCGAACTCTGGCAACTCTTCTATGGCGCACACGGCAAGATCCGAGATCTTAGTGCCTGAAGACAAAAAACATGGAGATGATGAAACATGGCAAACACAAACCTAACAAGCGGAACAATTGTCGCTGATGTCCCAATGTGGGCTGGCGTACTCGAAGAAAGCAACACCGACTGGCTACAAGAGCCAATCGGTACGAACACGGCTGCTGGCGCAGTTCAAATGATGATCATTGATTTGGTCGTCACAAGCAACGCCGCAACCGTCTTCGATCTTGCTGATGTCGCAACTGGCACTCGACTGGATTTCCAGGGCGACACCGCCCACGGAGCAGCCGTTATTGCTGTCCTTGGCATTGAGAACCGAACTGGTGGACACGAAGACATGACCTTGGTACGTGGAGAAGGAGCGCAAGTTCTCTTCACCGCACCATCTGGCGTTTCAGGCGACACAGTTCGATTGACCATCATGTACCGTTGAGGTGATCCCTTTGGGATACACAATCACATATGTCGGCGCAAAAGCGTACATTGAATTTGACGTCAACGGAACAAGTTATGGTTTCGCACGTGGCGATCCCAAAACAAACATTCCAGACTCATGGATCGAAGAACGAATTCTCGGCGGCATTGACAACGGATCAACTTCTTGGAAAGTTGTCAGCGATGTTGCTGAGAAAAAGACTGAGGCCATGAAAGAAGTTGTTGAGGCTACCGTCGAACCCGTTGAGGAAGCAGCACTTGCTCCCGAAGATCTTTCGACATTATCCCGTGCCAAATTGATGGCTTTGTGCAAGGAACGAGGCATTGATGTCTCTAACCGCGACAAGAAAGCCGATCTGCTTGAAAAGTTGGCATGAGGGATCTAAATGGCAAACAACAGGCAATCCATTACAGATGGCGAGAATTATCTTTCTCGAAGCCGTGTCAATCGCCACGTGATCACCCTAACGGGGGAATCCCCAAATCAATTAGTGCCTCTTAATGGTAAAGTGTCTAAGGTCGTTGTTGATGCATCGGATGCATCGTTGGATGTTGGATCTGGAAACACTGGTGAACTCAAATTTCTTATGGACATCGAAGACGGATCGGCAACCGAGATTCCTTACTTTGACACGATTGGAAAACTGAACTACACTGGCGCAGGATCAGGGCAAGTTGCTTTACTCGAAGTCACACCTGGTTCAAACAAAGGAACAGCCTCAGCCAAGAATTCTTTGCATTTCTCAGTCACAACAACTACGGCAGCAGAATCGGGTGGTGTTGCGATCAACGAACCCGCCGCATGGAATGGCTTGGTTTGTGGGCAAGTGAGAGTTTTTGCAGATGTTGACCCAGGTAGCGGAACCGTTCTTGCTCCAGCATCAGTCATTAGAGTCATTATCTTTATGGAATAAGCATCTTTTATGAAAAGAGATATAAACAAAAGAACACTGAGGAATATACATGGCAGTTGAAGTTGAACAGCAAGGAAGAACAAACGTAGCAGGAAACAGACTGACTGTTTCTTTGAAAGTAGCAGATGACGATACCGCTTACATTGCTGGAGGCATTGCTTTCGATGCAAATGAGTATGTTGGAAATCCAGATATGGTTCATATCGAATCGGCTGCTATCGGCGTTATGTTCACCTATGATCGAGCAAACAAGAAGATCAAGGCATTCGTTGAACGAGATGATGCAAACGCCCACGGTGTCCCTGATAGCGGTTCTGCACCAATGCCACTAACAGAGGCAATAGGAATGGATCTTTCAGGAGATATTGCCGCTGGAACAGGCATTATCCTACGAGTCATGATCACTGGCACACGTGCATGAGGGGGTGAAACCCCTTGGCTCGAATGAAGACAGGCCATATTGATCTTGAAACCTCAATTGAGATCAACAAGCGAAGGCAATCTCGCATGTTGGAACTCATGACGAATGCTGGATCAATAGCAGAAGATCAATCTCCATTCAGCCATGAGAACATGGCAAACGCCCAAAAAAAATTCATCAAGGTCGATAACAAGCGTCGATCCGACATCCAAAACATTGGATCTGGGACCAGATGCACCGCATGTGGTTTGCTTCATTTTTGCTGGACGCCTGAATGTGCGGTTTGTGGCGAGGCGATGCATTTCAATATGGGGAGCCACCACAGTTGAATGCGGAGCGGAATTGAATGCCTCAAGTCTTCAACCCAGGACATAGACCAAGTGCGCCGCTTGATCCTACTGCTTTGGTGTATTGCACGGCTGACGAGGTAGCAGAGTTCTTGCAATTGCCACTTCCCGACCCAATTTCATTGTCAGCCGACACTACGATCACAACAGGAAAAATCAACATCCCTATCAGCGGCGTCGAATACCGAAGGTGGAAAATCGATGCCACTACAAACATCACGGTGTACGATGACGATGACCCTATTGGCAAAACCTACACTGTTCTTGACGCAATAGGGGGGGGCAGCGGCAATGTTCATGTTCGAGCAACACAGGCAGATGATGGAACGTCCTTTACAATTGCCAAAAACGCTCAAATTCAAATAAATCACGCTTTAACAAACAGCAAGGAGAGGGGTTTGACCAAATCTCATGTTGAGAATTTGATCCTCAAGAAGCAAGACTACATCGATCAAGTATGTCGTATGTCTTGGCGTCCTCGAATCGTAGTCGATGAATATCAAAATTTTACCACTTTCAAACCATATCGAAGGCGATACTACACGGATTATGTCGGCGCAGTTTATTTGAGGCATCGTGCAATTCAAAGAATACTTCGACTTGGCGTTTGGCAAAGCGACTATTATCGTGAATTGGGCGGTGCAAGAACATGCATGAAGGTCAAAGAGCCAACAGAGATTGGTGCAGCAGGTACGGAAAAAATCTTCATTTGCAATGGTACTGCCCATACTATCGCAATGCAAAACGGAGCAAGTTCAAACCAATGGCAATCGGACTTTGGAGCAAAAACCATCGCCCAAAACATTTCCAATCTGATCAACAAAGATGTCGCCACTTCCCGATCAGCAATTGCAATAGGGGATTTGAAAGAACACGACAAACAATTGTACCTTCACGACGAATTTTTGGCAGTTGCAAACAGTGATGAGGGTGATGGAAAAATAGTCATCACATCGTTGCGATCAACAGAAGAAGGTGAATCAAACACCATTGCAACGACCAATCCTGATGTGTTTGTATTCTCTTTAGGCACAGATGTCTCAGCAAATATCACCTCAGTTGCAGGAGCCAATTTCACAGTCGATGATGCAGGGTCATTTACCAAAACAAACGGTTTGGTTTATTTCACAATAGGTTCGACCACACACATTGCTCGATGCACCAGATCAGGGAACACCTTCACAGTGGTTGATGATGCAACAGGAGGAACAATTGCTGCATTAGCCACAGATGTCATTGTGAAGCAACAACGCTTGAACGTTGATATGAATGACGAAGAACGCCAATACGATTGGTGGTCGATGGAAGACAACGGAGCCATAATGTTCAACAACCAATATCCATTTTATGAGAATCATTCGTTGAAGGTGTCCTACATTTATGGTGAGCGTTATCTTGACAAGGTGATCAAAGAAGTGTGTATCAAAATGGTGGCAATTGACATTATTATGACGGATGACTACACTGTTCTCTTTCCAGAAGGTTCGTCCAATATCGATCTAAACGCAAAGATCCAAAAGATGGAGGAGGAAGTGAAGCGAATGCTTGTTCCATATCAAGAAACCATCATTGTCGCAGGGATGGGTGGTTGATTTGATTATCATCGCCGTCGTTGCAAATCATGATAAAATTATGAAATTGTCAAAGGAGTTGTCTGTTTTAGCAGACGATGCCATAAATGGGGGGGTGCGTGATCTTGAAGAAAAGATGCTTCTCGAAGAGAAAAAAATGAATGAAGCGGATGGTCATGATTATACTGAGGAACAGTTGAAAGAAATTGTTGCAGCGAGGCTAAAAAACAATCATTTTTCTCGCAATATCGATGACAAAATACAAAAAATGAAGGAGGTTATGTGATGGCAAAGGATGCAATTGAGTCGATCCGTGATCTGCTGAATGCCCAATGGAACCTTTCTCCAAAGCCTTCGATTGAAGACATTGCTGTTCTTGATCGGGGCGAGGGAAAGCGAACTCGTCTTCAAGACCAAGACGTGATCCGTATTTTTGAAACCGCTCACAATGAAGCGCAACCAGAATTGTTGTTTGACTTTGTAAATATCCATGTCAATTTAACCATCGATGTTCGTACATCAAAGGGGAGAAAGAGACTGGGCGCACTTCGAGATGAGGTTCGGCGGATCATCCATAAGTTCCGAAAGGGCAATGGAAACGACTTTGACAGGGTTATCTTCAAGACGAGAACCGATTTGTCGGATCGTAGCAAGGGGTTATTCCGATACACACTTCAAGCAGAAGTTATCACATTCAGCGAAGTTCTGGAAACAATCACATAAAATGAGGCGATAAAATGGTGAACACGATATTCAAGGGCGACATTGCAGAAGTGTCATGGGGCAAAGAGACTGGATTGATTGCAACAGGAGATACAACGACTGATGGATGGGCGTCCTCCGCCCCAGTTGGAAACACCAGTTTGATCACAATTGGATCAGATGCACCTTGGGTGGCAACGGGTCCAGTCCTCCTAATTCCAGAGAATGCTTTGGTCGGCTGTGTTATGACAATCAGCGCGGGCGGGAATTTTGCTTCCGATGATTTTGCAACCACCCGTCGAACCTACTACATCATTGCAAGTGATCAATCGGCAGGTACAATCACGGTTCAACCTGCATTGGTAAGTGGCACAGCAATCGCAGCAGCAAATGATGTGATGAAAATTCATTCCATCCGCTGCCCAACATTTGACTCTGCAACTCAAGTTCGCACGGATCAATTCTTTGGACTCCTTGATTCTTTCAGCCTCCCTGAGCCTGAGATTGATGTTCGACAGCAACACATCATCGGCATGGGTCGAGATGTGAACGTCCTTACAAGCGGCAAAGAAACCCTCGCTGGAGGAAGCATGTCGCTTAACGCTCACACCCTCCGCTGGTTGAAATACGCACTTGGGGGCGTTAGTTCTCGATCAAACAATGGAGAGTTATCTCACGCCACAGTCGCAAATACAATCCTAACCGCTCGACCTCTTCATCTCAAAGATGCAGTTGCAACCCTTTTACAGTGTACCGCTCAAGTGGTTGGAGCAACAGGAGTTGACACAATTACGGCAATTGCAGGTACGGCCATGACTGGTTTGGGTGTTGATAAGGCTGGCAAGAATTTGTTGATCGGTTTGACTTCATCAACTCATGCCACTCCAACAAGCATCACACTTGGAGCCGCTTATACGACGGTTCACGATCAAGTCTCTGCTGATGGCGGCATATTCAAGCACGTCAGCACAGGAGGTGCTTTGACATACGGATCATACACTGAACTTGTAGGAGCGAATGTTAATGGTTGCTTGGACATTGATACAGGTGCGGTCAATAACGCCCGAACCGATGGTACGCTCGCCCTGCTTCCAGCGATCACGGCAAGCATCGCAATCGATGACATTCGAGTAAAGGTCGGAACGACCACGGCGGCAAAATTCACGGCTGGCGAATATATCGGAATCATTGACAAAAATAGCCATTCCATACCTGGTGCTGATGCAACTTTGCCTACGGTATTCAAGCATGAAATCCGAAGAGTCATCGCAGCGGTTGGTGATTATGTCTATGTTGAGGAACCATTCCTTTTCGCACACACTCTTGACGAATGTGGAGTCGAGAGGCTTTCATATCTCGATGACGATAAGCGAGGAAGCCCTCACATTGATTCAACCACCAAGGAATTGAAGAATGGCGTATCTCACACCATGTTTGGTGGCACTCGTTTGCCAACTTTCATGATTGAGCAATCATTCCGATCAACGGATGAAAGCCCAGGAACAAATCAGTTGCTCCGACTGTATAACGGTTGCAAAATTGAATCAGCAACTGTCAATGCAAACAGCGAGGGTGAATTGAAAATGGATCTATCCTACGAAGCAACTCGGCACTACACCGATACTGGCGGAGATATGGTTCCACATCGTATGTTTGAAACAACTGCAAACACAGCAGCAAATCGTAAAGTGAGTGGAATCGCTGTCAATGGTGAAAAGCCGTATCTGTTCCAAGACATTTCAATTGAGGTCTTTGGCGCACCAGTTCTCCGTGGCACTCAATTTGAGTTCCAGATCACAAACGGAAATGAAGCAAGGCATTACATCCGTGGGTATGAAGGGAGCGCATCGGATTCCGATCATGTCCAATTGGGAAGCACCTCAACAGCATTTGAGATCACAGAATCAAAGAGAGCATACGCCTTCCGGTTCTCAGCCATCGTTGAAGACGACCGACTCTGGGAGCAAGTTCGCACTCGAAAGCACCATCTCAACTCAAATGACATTGTTCTTCGCTTGAAGAAACGAGGATCACACGCTACGAGGGAATCGGCAACCATCACCCTCGAAGACTACACCATCGTGAAAGCAGATCACCAAGTACCTGATGACAAAGGAGCCGTCATTGTTGAAGTTGATTTGCTTGTGCGCCATCTTAAAGTGGAAGAGAACTCACCTTATTTGGCACTTTGATAGTGAGCCTTTAAGACAAATACAGGACAGGGATTTATCATGCGAATTGTAGGATTTGTGATGTTTAATGGGCAGAGAGTACCAGTTGACTGGTCAATTGTAGGAACTAAGATCGAACACGGAGTCGGCTTAAGTGCAGATAATGTTCAAATGTTCATCAATCTTCCAACTTATGTTGATGAATCAGGAGAAGGATTGGCTCAGGCTGTTGAAGAAGTTGTATCGACCACATCAGGAAAATATGGCGATATGCTTGTGAACGATCTTCGTGTGATGTTGAGTCAAAGAGATCTCCCCACATACGGCAACAAAACAGACTTAATTGCACGTTTGGTCAAAGACGATGCAACCCCAGTTGTTGAAGAAGTATCAACTACCGAAGAGGTGAGCGATGATGGCGAAGCGTGATGCCTTCATCCTCAGCAATACTCCGACTGAACATCTCCTTGAAACTCCAATGGGGGAATTGGTCGTTTATGTCAAGCAACTTTCTTGGGTTGAACAGCAAGACGCTATGTCTCGCTTTGTTTCTTTCAAAACAGACTCCGAAGGAGTTGTTGCACCAGACATCGATTTGGGCGGATATTGGCGGTATGTTTTGACCAACTGTGTGGTCGAAACCGAACCCGCCCTTTCTAAGAAAGATCTTCTAAACTTGCACCCCGATGTAGGAAATGCAATCCGAACCGTACTACCTGATCTCAATCAAATTATTGGTCAATTTGCAGGTGGCGTTAGCCCTTTGGAGTAGGGTACGAGGATTTGGTTGCTTTTCTTGATGAAGATCTGCCAGAAGAGGATCGGCCTCAACTCAATCTTTCCCAAGCAACCATTTTATCGTACCAAGCAATTACATTCGCCCTTGGAACGCATTTCAACTGCCCCCCCCATTTTTGGGATGATCAGCCTCCAGATCGGGTTCTGCTCGATTACATGATTGTGCGAGCAGCCGCAGATAAGAAGGCGGAGATGCTCGAACGGATGAAGAAACAGGCAGAAAGGCAAATGAAACACGGAAGAGGCAATAAGGGGCAACCACTACGCACAACAAGCGATGCCGACTTCTTTGAGCGTCATAATCAAAAAATAAGTGGTGATTAAGATCGGACAACTTGACGAATATGTTTCATCTCTCGCTAAGATGAATGTTCTCAACAAGAAAAACGCAAAATCAGCAAATCTTCTCAACATTCAATACAAACTGATGCAAAAGACATTTGGCCCATTTTTAGATCTGTTTATCGACACCAAAAACACATTTGAAACTGCCAAAGAAGTGCTTCCTAAATTCACCGACGAGGTGGAAAAGGTGGGAGAGGCTGTTGAGGTGGCAATGGGTCCAATTGGGTTGATGTTGAAGGCAATTCGTATGATGAACACTTCTATGATCATGATCTTAGGTATTTTTGCCGCCGTTGGTGCTGCGGTATATTTGCTTTCGTCTTACGTAGGAGAGGGCGCAGGGAATTTTGAAATTCTCAACAAAGTCGGTGAAGCATCTAAGGGATTATTCGCAGCGATCAAGGATACTTTTGACACACTAATGGGGGCGTTAGGAGGATTTGATTTTGAAGGCACAGCAACAGTTGTGTTGGCAGGTTTGCAGGGAATTTTTGATGGTTTAGGGATGATCCTGATCGTATTTATCACTCTTTACACAGAGATTATATTGGGAATTGGCACAATCGTACAAAAGATGGAGGAAGCAGGTATGATCCAAAGAATAATCGATTCAATTGGGGTTTTGGTCGGCTCAGTTGCTGTTGCTTTTGGGTTCATCTTCTCGGCTCTTGATGAGACTGGATTTACCTTTGAAGACTTACTCGACGGTATTCGCTCGTCGTTTGACATGGTGATCAAATTTCTTTTCAGTAGCGGCCTCATTGAATTTGTAGTGAGGGTGATCGAACTGATTTCGGCTGTTTGGTCAATTATTATCGTTGTTTTTGGCGCACTTGTGTCGATATACATCAAAGTGTGGGCGAGACTCGGACCTCCGATGGTTAGGTTCGTCCTTGCTGTATTCGCATTCTTGGATCCAATTGTTCGGATTGTCACAGGGATTTTAGGGGTGATTATGGACAAAGTGATGCAATTGATTACTTGGTTATTGCCGTATTTCTCCGCAGGAATGGGTACGCTCATGGAAACACTTGAACCCATCATCGATAAGGTCGCATGGCTGATAGACGGAATTAGTTCCGTGGTC